GCTCAACATCTCCAGTGGAGTGGCAGGGGGTTGAAGGTTCTGTTTCATGCCACAAAGATAGTGTTTTTAACTAATTCCCCCAAGTTTTCAAACTGAGCCGGAAAACGGGTATATATCACCTGCTATGATTTGGAAAAGAAACCATTCGTCAGCATGAATGAAAAAGAGCCAACCCACGCACGACCATGAATCAGCTCTTTCTTACACGATTATGATGCAAATATACTATTTACTTTTAAAATAATCGTGTTATGGCACTGGATTTTAACAAAATAATTCGTCTTAAAAAAATTAGAATTGAGAAATCAGAACTTTCAGAAGAAGAAAATACCTTAGCTTCACCGATTTTGAGAGATAAAAGCCTTATTAGGGATATCTATAAAATATTTGTTGAGCTACTGAATGAGAGAGGATGTCCACCGAATATTGACAGTGTTACCCAGCGGAAAAAGTTCATTTTCATTATCCTGTACCTGTTTTCTCCAAGTTCGCTTGCCGGTGGGAAAATGACAGCTGGGTTACGCGAAGAGATGTCAAGGGTACTTGGGGTTCAGTCCAAGAGTACAATTTCCGACAACTGCGCTGATGTCGTGTTTCTGTATCAGAATTATGGGGATTTCAGCGGGGATATAGAGTATCTTTACACCAAAATCGTAAATCGGTTAAGATTCAAAGGGCTAATCAATTGAAGCTGGAGTTTATTGCTCCGGCTTTATCTTTTTCATAACCTCCTTTTTAAACTTGTTAAAATTATCTCTATTTGAATTGAAATTATGCTCGTATTTTTTACGAATATGCGCAATCTCTTCAAGAGAAATTTTTCCATTAGTTTGTTTTAAAAAATCTCTTTCTTCTTTTTCAAATTCTTCACTAAATAATCCCATATTATACCTCCTTTTTTAATTTAGTTTTTCGTTCTAATTCTCCCCTTCTAATAATACAAATAGCATTTTCATAGGGCTCTTCTGTTTTCTGCCAATAATTCAGCAGTGATTGTCGAGCTATTCCTAATTCTTGGCTTGTATAGTTGTCATACATAGCCGATGGCGAACCGAAATACCTATGCAATCCGGTAGCCTTAATTTCTAAGTGTATTACTCCTTTTGCTTCCATGATGCAAAAATACTTATTTATTAGTATGTATTATAAATAATACTGTAATTTATGATTTATTAACGTGTAAATAGTATTTTGTATTATAAATAATACTATTTTTGCATCATCAAACAAGAAGTAATAACAATTAAAAGATATACGATTATGACAACAAAGAATATCATCAGAGAAGTAAGTTACAAAGGCCACATAATAACAGTGTTTGAAGATGGCTTTCATCAAGAATTTGTAATCATAGATAATGACGAATCAAAGCTGTATGATAGCATTGCAGATGCAAAGAGAGTTATTAGAGGCGAGCAACCTTATTACGAAATAAACTGAGTTTAACCAGCAGGGCGAAAGCCCTGCGCAATATAGAAGGATATGACTAAGAAAGAATTAATTGCAGCACTTGCAAATGTAAATGATGACGCGGTGGTATTGTTTGGCACGAAAGAAATTCAGTTTTTCGGTGCATTTGCTACACAGGTATATATTAACTGGGATAGTAATGAGGTTCTTATAGCCAATAAGCACACAGATGCCACAACACCAGTTTACTGCGAGTTATTACATGAGGATAAAACGCATTAACATAAATCGGCATGGCGAAAGCCCTGCGCAATATAGAAGGATATGAAAGAAAATATATTTTTAAAAGCAGTTATAGAAAAACCGTTATTGAATAATGAACCAGAAGTTTTATATCTTTTCGTTCAAATAATCAATGAAATAACTTCTTGTATGTCAGAAGACGAGTTAAGAGGCTGTATGAACTCTTTAATAGTAAGATACCCTTATTTTAAACTGTTTTTCGATTATGGTTTCGGACATAATCATATGTGGGTGAAAGCATCAGGTTCTTTAGAAAGATTGATATTGGTTGAGTTCTAATCCGGTAGCCTTATGGCTGCCACAATATACACGATTATGAAAGCAGATTTAGTTTTAGTTATCAGCCCCGAAGCCCCACTGATGAAGCAATTGGGCAAAGTATTGGGTAAGTTATGTAGTATGTGCGATTTTACCACCATAGAGAGGGGTGAAAAGTACATCACCATACAGCATGATGAAACAGGGCTTGTAGTGGCTTATACGAGTGAAGAAAGATTGAATGTGAAACATTAAATATAGATTAGAAATGAAGAAGATTAAAGATTTAACAATCAAGGTAACTTATAGAGTTGGACTTAGTGATGTTGAAGTCCCTGACAAAGTTTATGATGAATTAGCTAAAGCTTATGATGAAGGTGGGTATGTACCTGAATGGGATGATGAGCTTGAAAATGCAAATGAATGGTTATTAGATAATATCCGACAAGAGGATGCAATGGATTGGGAGTTTGAGATTGACGATTTTCAAGATGAATAATTCAAAACTAAATAGTAATGAACGAAAATTTTCTGAAATTGGCATATCAGTCGCTCAAACGCCAATTTAACGGTATCAGTAAAAATAGTTGGATATGGGTTGATTTCTTTGAAGATGAAAAAGTGGGATTTGACTACTTCAAAGAACAAATTGAACGGGACGAAGATTTCGCCTGCCTGCAAGACGAGACATATTACTTGGGCGAGGATTTAGACGAGTTAGCTTATGATGTCGCTTGTGAAATTGCCTCAAAATTAAGAGGTAATGATTTTTTAAACCAATGTGAACAATGTATGTTAAGTAATAGCTTATGAACTCAATAAACAAAAACGGTTGCAGCGTATGCCAACCCGGTAAAGAGAATTACACTACCTATACTACCAGATTGAGAGGTAAGAGAGTGAGAATGTACCAGTACGACTACCGTACTGAAAGTAACGAGCTGTTTTCTTGTTGCGCACCTACCTTAGAGGCGTGTAGAGAAAGACGGGACAAATGGCTTAGTTCACGACAATAAGCCGATTGTCGTGTATAACGATTGAAGATATTTCGTTATCTTTGGTTATGGTAGTACCTTTGGGGTACTATCGCGGAATGGAGCAGTTGGTTAGCTTACCGCTTTGACTTGGCGGTGGTCACAGGTTCGAGTCCTGTTTCCGCAACTATTGAGTATTAATTAAAATTTGACACGATTATGAACATTCTTACATTAAGCATCAAACAGAAGTATTTCGATGAAATCTTGGCAGGCAAGAAAACCCACGAATACCGTGAAATCAGACCAACTAACGCTAAGAAGTATATCACTTACCTATGTGGCGGTAAAGAATATCCGGCTGATGCAGAACTGCCTGAAGAAGGTGAGGTAGAATTGAAGCCTATCAAGTACGATGCAATCAAGCTTCTGACAGGTGCATATACAGGTAAACGTCCTTATATTATCGTTGAAGTGAAAGCAGCAGAAGCTGTTATTCTCACAGATGAAAACGGTAATGATATTGTTTACGAACATCAAGGCGAAGAATATCTTGCTGCACAAATGGATTATACTTTGGGTAAGATATTAGAGAAACATATAGACTAATTGTTCAACTTTTAAAATTAGAAAGCAGAGTCGCAAGAAGAATTAACAGAGTAGCCGGGCCTCGCAGAAATATGAACGGTGCCGGGGCTGGTGGTAGATTGGTTGCCAGACGTGGCGGTGAAGCTGGTACATCACAGTTGGGGTCACGCAGACAGCGTTATAGTGACCTTCGTACTTCATTTGGTTTAAGCGGTGGTTAGCTATGAGCAAGGTAGAACAAGCGAACCGGTATATAGACCTCATTCGGGTAAAATCGAATGAGGCTTTACTGTTTTTATCACTTGGTAAGGATTCGCTTGTTCTGCTTGATTTAGTCTATCCAAAGTTTGACCGGATTGTTTGCGTGTTCATGTACTTTGTCAAGAATTTGGAGCATATTAACCGTTGGATAAACTGGACTAAAGCTAAGTATCCGAAGATAGAGTTTGTTCAAGTACCACATTGGAACCTTACTTATATTCTCCGTGGCGGTATGTATTGTGTGCCAAATCCGAAAGTAAAGCTATTGAAGTTGGCAGATGTGGTAAAGGCTATGCAGCTTACTCATGGAGTTTATTATACATTCTTGGGCATGAAAAAAGCTGATGGTATGAATCGTAGGCTTATGTTGAAAGGGTATGAGGTAAACGGTTACGAGAATAACGGTATGGTTTATCCTTTGGCTGATTGGACACAAAAGGATATTCTTGCTTATATGAGGCAGCACAATTTACCCGAACCAGTTCGATATTCATTGAAAGCCAGTTCGGGAGTAGGTTTCAATCTTGATTGTATGCTTTGGATGGAGAAGAATTACCCGCAGGATTTACAGAGAATTTACAAAGTTTTCCCGATGGCTGAAAGAGTGCTTTGGGAGTATCATAATCAACAAAAGTAAGGAGGAAAGCCGAGTTAGAAGAAGAACAAAAACAGCAGAAGAAATAGGAAGACAAACGATGCGTGCTCTTGCTGCTAATAATCAAAATGTATCACGTGGTGGCATAAATAGACAAGGTAGAATACTTCGTGCAAATGCAGGTGCATTGCTTCCTATTTATCAAAGGCAAGGAAATAGAGCCGCAGTAAATGCAATGCGTTCACGTTTGGGGTTAACTAATGGATGATATGGAACTAAGTAAATACATAAAGAGTGAATCGGTGGAACTTAATCGTTCTGCCATTCACTTTGCGGATTATAATCCCCGAAAACTATCTGATGAATCACGTAAGACACTGAAACGTGGCATCAAGAAATTCGGATTGGTAGGTGGAATAGTTGTGAATAAGCGTACCGGGCTTACCGTAGTCAGCGGGCACCAGCGTTTATCTGTCATGGACGAATTGCAAAAGTTTCCCGATAACGACTACCGCATTCGTGTCGATGTCATAGACGTGGACGAGCAGCAGGAAAAGGAGTTAAACATTCTAATGAACAACCCTAATGCACAAGGGACATGGGATTTTGACGCTCTTGCCCGTATTGTTCCTGATATTGACTGGAAAGATGCAGGTCTGACCGATGCAGACTTGAATATGATTGGTGTCGACTATCTTTTGCAGACCGAAGAGGAAAACTCTATTGCGAATGCTTTGTCTGATATGATGGTCCCAGTTTCCGAACAAAAAGAAGCCAATAAAGCCGCCAAGCAGTTGGAACGTGTCGAAAAGGTTGCCCACATGAAAGAGGTCAAACATCAGGTGAAAGAAAACGCACAGAAGCAAGCCGAGAACATGGATGCCTATGTGGTGTTGTCCTTTGATACCTATGAAGCTAAAGCCGCTTTCTGTGAGCGGTTTGGGTATGACCCCGATATGAAGTTCATAAAAGGAGAAGTGTTCGATGAACAAGTAGAAAAAATAGATTAATTATTGGGAGGAAAGCTGAGTCAGAAGAAGACAAAGAAGTTTTAACGAAATACTTGGTACTGTAAGAAGATTAAAAAGAGTATATCCAGGAGAAGCAAATAATTCGCGAATCATGAACGCAGCAAGAAACGCAGGTAAGAATTTGGCACGAAACTTAGGAGTAGATGCGTCTGTGTTGTCACTTCCTTATTGGCGAAAGCAACGTGGATATACAACTGTAAGTAGAGGATTGGCAAACGGATAATTAATTATGAGCAATAGTGAATCTCAAAACAGAAAAGGTAAAGGAGGAAGAAAGCCTAAGTTTGATTATACAAGCGAGGACTTTCTTTCTCTCGTGGAATCGTATGCCAAAAAGGGATTCACTGACAAGGAAATTGCTTATGCCATAGGGATTTTGCCTCAAACATTCTGCGAAAAGAAAAGTGAGTACACCGAAATATCCGAAGTCTTAGCGCGTGGGCGCGCGACAATCAATGCCACTGTAAGGGCTAAATTCCTTGCAATGGCTCTCGGTGGCATAAAAACCAAAAGCATCGTGGTAAGAAAGCTCCGTGATTCAGAGGGAAATTTGACAGGTGAGGACGAATTACAAGTTAGCGAAAGCGAGTTGGCACCAAACTTGCAAGCAATGTCTGTTTGGCTGTATCACCACGATGAGGATTGGAGAAAGGTTGAACGCAAGCAGGATGAAGACGCTGATATTCCAACAGACATAGAGCATGGCATCAACATTGATTCCTGGATTAAAGACAAGCTAAAATGATAGTACCTCAAGAAATTTACCATCCATTATATGAGGATAAGGAAAAATTTATAATTCTTATCACCGGTGGGCGTGGTAGCGGAAAGTCTTTCAATGCTTCTACTTTTATTGAGCGGTTGACTTTTGAAATGACTCCTGTAGAGAAGATTGTGCATCAGATTCTTTACACCCGTTACACGATGGTTTCTGCCGGTATGTCTATCATCCCCGAAATGATGGAGAAGATAGATTTGGACGGTACCACGAAATATTTCAAGACCACAAAGACGGACATAGTCAATAAGATGACTAAGAGCCGTATCATGTTCCGGGGTATCAAGACTTCTTCCGGGAACCAGACAGCAAAACTGAAATCCATTCAAGGCATTACGACTTTCGTCTGCGATGAAGCGGAAGAGTGGACAAGCGAAGATGAGTTCGACAAGATAATGCTCTCCATTCGCAAGAAGGGTATTCAGAACCGGATTATCATCATTATGAATCCGTGCGATTCCAATCACTTCATCTACAAAAAATACATTGAGAAAACTCACAAGCTGGTGGAGATTGACAGTGTGCAGGTTCAGATTTCCACTCATCCGAATGTGCTCCATATCCATACTACGTATTTTGATAACTTGGATAACCTTTCTCCTGAGTTCCTGAAAGAGGTGGAAGATATGAAGGTGAGTAATCCTGAAAAGTATGCTCATGTGGTTATCGGCCGTTGGGCAGACGTGGCGGAAGGTGCTGTGTTCAAGAAGTGGGGAATTGTTGACGAGTTTCCGGCTTGGGCAAAGAAAGTTGCTTTCGGGCAAGACTTCGGTTATACGCATGACCCGTCTGCTTCCATTCGTTGTGGTATCGTTGATAACGCCCTTTACTTGGATGAAGTGGATTACCGTACTGGATTGCTTTCTTCTGACATCATCAAGACTCTTCGCCCGTGGGGATTGAAAGTCATTGCTGACAGCGCAGACCCACGTTTGATTCAAGAGATACACAACGGAGGAATCAAGATATATGCCGTAGAGAAAGGTGCAGGCTCTATCAATGCCGGAATTGACAAAATGAAAGATATGGAGATTTATATAACCAAACGCTCGTACAACTTGCAAAGCGAGTTCAGAAAGTATGTTTGGGCAAAGGATAAGGACGGGAACTATATCAACGAACCGGAAGACCATGACAATCACGGAATAGATGCTGTACGTTACTATGTATTGGGTGAGCTTCTTGGTAAGATTCAGAAGCCGAAAGATTTAACTGGAATATTCACACACTAAAAATATAGATTATGCCATTAACGCTTGAAGAAATATTAGCATTGCCTGACATCGGGCAGAAGATAAACTACCTGAAGAAAGGTAGGAAGACTAAACTTCCTGACCGTTGTGAACTTTGGGATGATTGGAATCCGGAACGCCATGAAATCATGGTTGACAAAAAGAAATATCCGGACAGAAAGGTTCTTGAAAAAGAAGCAGAGAAGCACTTCGATGAAAAAACGGGTAAGACTTATGAAATCGAAGCAAAGTATAAGACTGAACCGGTGAACCGTATTTCCATTCCATTGGAACAAGATATAGTGAACATTCAAACAGCTTTCACGGTCGGCACAGAACCGTCTATGGATTGCACTCCAACCGATGATGATGAAAAAAAACTGCTGGATGCGGTAAAGGCTGTATTCAAGTCTAATAAAATCAAATATCAAAACAAGAAGATTGTCCGTGCCTGGCTCTCCGAACAGGAAGCGGCAGAATATTGGTATGTTACCGATGATGATTCGTTTTGGGCAAAGTTTTGGAAGAAAATAAAGACTTCTTTCGGGGGGAAGGTCAAGCCCACCAAGAAACTGAAAAGCGTGTTATGGTCTCCATTCAGAGGTGATAAGCTATACCCGTTCTTTAACGACGAAGGTAAAATGATTGCTTTCTCACGTGAGTACAAGAAGAAGCTCATGGATGATTCGGAGGTCATCTGCTTTATGACTATCACGGACAAAATGGTTTATCAATGGGATTTGTCTAAAGGGTATGAAGAAAGAACGCCTTTTGCTCATGGATTCCCAAAACTACCGGTTCTCTATGCTTATCGTCCAGAACCTTATTGCAAGAAGATAAAGACATTCCGTGTCCGGCTGGAAAAACTGTTATCCAATTATGCTGATTGCATCGATTATCATTTCTTCCCATTGCTGAAGCTAATTGGAGATGTAGAGGGTTTCATGGGTAAGGTTAAGGATAGAATGGTCAAACTTACAGGTGAAGGTGCGGATGCTCAATATCTGACATGGAACCAAGTTCCGGATACGGTACGTTTTGAAGCAGAAACACTCACCAATATGGCTTATGATATGTCAAACACTCCAAGAATATCCTTTGAAACGTTGAAGGGGGTAGGCAAAGCATCAGGAACCGCTTTCCGTTTTATGTTCATGGGTGCACATATGGCGGTAGAAAATCACGGTGAGGTTATCGGCGAGTTTTTACAGCGGAGAGTAAATTTCATTGTTTCCGCTTTAGGCTCTATCAATCCAACCGAGTTTAGCAAGGCATCGCAGACCATTGACATAGATACAGAACTGGTTCCATATATGATTGATGATTTGAATGATAAGGTGACTACTGCCGTTTCCGCTGTCAGTGGTGGCATCTGGTCAACGCGTGAGGGAATCATGTTTGCCGGAAATGCTGATAGGGTAGAAGAGGAACTTGCAGAAATCAAAGAGGAACAAGCAGCAAAGAATGAGCAAATCGGAGATAAGGGGCAGAAAAACGCCTCTTAGTTAGAAAAATTACGGGACTTATAGTTTTAGTATAAGAAAAATAGTTAGCGGTGGCTTCAAAGAGTTGCCGCTATTTTTTTGCTCTTTTAAATTATAAATATTAGAATATAATTTTGAATTATAGAATTATATATGTATTTTTGCCACACGATAATTGAGTAACCAATGAGAATATTTACCGAACAAGCATTAAAAGAATATGCAGAGAACCATCCCGATTCAAAGGTCGCTTTGCAAGAATGGACTACCATTGTGAAAAGAAGCAAGTGGACCTGTTTTGCCGATATTAAGAAAACGTTTAATAGCGTTGATAATGTAGGTAATCAACACTATGTTTTCAATATCAAAGGCAATAACTATCGTTTGGTAGTAGTGATTAAATTCACTATTCAGTTTGTGTATATTCGCTTTATTGGTACTCATAAAGAATATGATAAAATAGATTGCGCTAATATTTAGAATTATGACAAAGATAGAAAATCAAGCCCAATATGAATGGGCGGTGAAAAGAGTAGAGGAACTTCTTCCATTAGTGAAAGATGATACTCCTTTGAATGACCCAAATAGCATAGAATTGGAGCTTCTTTCTAATTTGGTTGCTGATTATTCCGAAGAACATTTTGCATTGGGAGAACCAACACTTGTGGATGTTCTTAAACTTCGTATGTACGAAATGGGGCTTAATCAAAAATCACTTGCAAAGTTGGTTGGTGTCAGCCCATCACGATTAAGTGATTATATATCCGGTAAATGTGAACCTACTTTAAAAGTTGCTCGTGAGATAAGCCGGAAGCTAAATATTGATGCTAATATAGTGTTAGGTGTATGATAGATGTTAAGGAATTAAGAATTGGAAACTATGTTTTCCCTAAAAATGATAGTGGAAAAGAATCTGTAATTGGAGAGATTTTTGCTATTAACGATTATTTGGTAAGTATAAAGGGGAATCATAACCAATATGATTATCATCTTCTTGAGCCTATACCTCTTACAGAGGAATTACTTTTGAAGTGCGGTTTTACAGAATTGTATTCAGACTCAAAGGGCTATATATATAGTGTCAATAATATCGAGTTTATTCGTTCCTATTTTGATACTCCAAGTTACTTTATAAAAACGAATGAAGAGAACGTATTATTTGAAAAGCCCATAATCTATCTTCATCAGCTTCAAAATATATACTTTGCCTTAATAGGAAAAGAACTTGAAGTGAATTTATAATATATCATCTAATCATATTAGGCGTGATTCCATTCGGTTTCACGCCTTTTTTATATCATTTTACGACAATCGCTTCATTGTCGTGTATCACCTATCTGATAATTTTTCACCTTCTTTATAAATAACGAAATTTACCGTAGAAATTTATAAATCAAATTCATACGGTATGAATATTCAAGAACTTATTTTAGCAGGGCTGCAACAGAAATTCGCTGGGGTGGACACTGCTATCTTAACCCGAATTGCCACTAAGAAGGCAGAGGGTGTAACGGACGAGACAAAGGTAAACTCCATTGTTGAGGGTATCGGTTTTTCGGACGTGCTTAATTCCTATGGTGATTTCCGTGCTGGGGATGCTTCCAAGACCGCAGTTTCCAACTACGAGAAGAAGCATAACCTTAAAGACGGTAAGCCAATCGAGACTACCACAACCACCAAAACGGAAGAGGATAAAGACGATGTGCCTGCATGGGCGCAAGCTTTAATTGACTCCAACAAGAACCTTTCTGATAAGCTAACACAGTTTGAAACGGAAAAGGCTCAAGCAACACGTAGCCAGCAGATTTTGGCAAAGGCAAAGGAGTATGGTATTCCCGAAAACTACGCCAAACGATGCGCCATTAAGGACGATGAGGACTTGGACGCATACTTCAAGGACTTGAAGCAGGAGTTTGCGAATGACGGCTTTAAGGGTGTAGTTCCTCCAGATACAGCAAAAAAAGAACTGGAGAATGAGACTCAGGCGTTTGCGAAAATGATTGCAGACGACACTAAAGAAATTGTAGAACAACAAAAACAGTGATTTTATGGCAGCAGGATTTAAGTATAATCTTGAACCGGAAGTTGAGCAGGAAGAACGCTACGACGTAGAAACCGGACGCAGACGCAGAGGTCCGTATAAGTTGGACACAACCAACCTCGTTGTCGGCTCGTACTTGCCCTCATTCACACCGATTGCAGCTGACTTGGTGAAGAAAACATCCCAAGTGGCTATCCGTGTGGAAGTATATGAGAAGTTTACGACAGGCTCCAATACCACATTGAAAATCAAGAAACGTTCTTTGGCTTACAAAGGTATGCACTTGGGTAACGGTGCGCATGGAGCGACAATCAACGCTATTGACAAGGCTGACAAAGCTTTTGATAAGCTGACGTTAGCGGCAGACTTTGGAGAAAATCTAGAAGTTGGAACAGTTCTTTACGAAGCGACAGCCGCAGACGGTACAACGCCCAAAGTTATCGCAAATTCAGCTCTGTATGAAAGGAAGCAGGTAGAGGATGGCATAGTATTGGTTTCCCTTTTGATGCGTGCGTTTGAAATTGAACCGACCAAGCTGGTAATGCCTTTCGCAGATATTGATAAGGCGAATATGCCGCACTTCCAGTTTAATGCTCAGGATGTCAAACAAGAAAAAGACACTGTATCAATTCCTAAGGCTTCTTCTAGTCAGGACGGTTTGATGAGTAAGGAAGATAAAGCCAAATTGGATGGGGTTGCAGCACAAGCTAACAAGTATACTTTAACAGCAGCTACGACTTCTGCTCTTGGAGGTGTAAAGCAGGCAGCCAAAGTGAATGATGCATCTGGTACGGTGTCGGTAGAAAACTTTAACGGATTATTGACAGCGTTGAAAAACGCAGGTATAATGGCAAAATAAAGAAAGGAGGACGAATATATGATGCTAACTATTCATACATTGTTTAATGACCCGAACATTGTAAATGCAGTGATTCAGCGTGTCCTCAAGACAAGAAAGGACACAATTTATTGGCAGCAGTATTTGGGCTTCCGTAGGACTACTACTCGTGTATTTAAAGACTACATCGGTCAGGTTACTGGCGTGATGGCTGGTTCCATCAACTCCCGTTATGGCGAAAAGCCTATCCGTGAACGCAGGAATATCGGTTCCGGATATGGTGAGATTGCCTATTTGGGTGACCGCTATCAAATCTCAATCGACCGTTTGTCTGACTTGCAGGACTTGATAGATAAGTATAATGCCGCCAAACCGGAAGACCAGAAAGCAGCCATGCGTGAAATCGTGGATTTTATCTATGACGATTATCGTCAGGTACTTCTTGCAGCCCACAAGCGTATGGATATTATTGTAGGCTCTCTGTTGATGACTGGAGCAGCAAGCGTGAAGAATAAGGACAAAAACGCAGGAGGTGTTGAATTACTGAACATCGACTTACCCTTCAAGTTCATCAAACCGGGCACTGAAGATAAAGACCATTTTATCACGTACTTGCAGCAAACACTTAATGAATTGAGAGCTATCTACGGTACATTCCCGAAAATGATTATGAGCCGTGGCACATTCGTCAAGAATATTATCGGTTCAAGTGAATTTGGAGATAAGTTCAAAATGCAGCTTACAGGCAATGAAATGTATATGTCTACCGGGCTTATCACCTCGCAACTGGCTTCTACCATTTTTACAGGTATCGGACTTCCGGCTATTGAAATCAAAGAAGATTATGTGGTAGACCAAACAGGTAAGAATATCCCCATTTATGCAGATGGTCGTATTTCCCTGCTTCCGCAGGATAAAATCGGTTATATGCGCTTCCACACTCCTTATGAAGCTGTGGATGGTGTACCGGGACGTAATTACACTCAGGCAGATGGCGATATGCTGATTTCAGGTTACAAGGACGGCAATGGTCGCTATCTGGAATACACAGCCGAATGGATTCCGCAGATTGCGAACCCGAACCTGATTGTGAACTTCGATTTGAGTGAGATGAACGCATGACAGTAAACGATTATATATTACAGAAGTTTCAGACCTTCGGCGTTAACTTGTCGGAGGCTGACCTTTTCGATATATGTCTGAACGCAAAGATAAGCGGAGGGGGGGAGATGAACGAGGATTGCCAAACACGGGTGTCGGTGGCAATTGCGAAGTTCATCCCCTCTCTATTGCTTCGTGCCACTTCCATCAGCGAAAGCGGTTTTTCTATGTCTTGGAACATTCAAGGCATTAAGGATTACTATTCATTTCTGTGTAAACAGTACGGTTTGAAAGACGAACTGGGTAACAAACCTAAAGTGACTTTCTTATGATATTCGCTCCACACATATTGCAGGTAAAAGTTATCACCCCGATGGATAAGGATGAGTTTGGCAGACCTATTCCCGGTACCAGTGGTGAATACTGGCAGGAGGTATGTAAGTGCCGTTGTGATGACAACACGACCAAGGAGTTTAAGTCAGAAAACGGCTCAGTATATCGCCCTAACTATCATGTAGTATGTGAGAAAAGAATTACTGTCAAGGCTGGCGATGAAGTACGTTGCATGGATGGTGATGGCGTAAGAGGTCAAGGCGAAGTCTACACGGTAAAGAGTACAAACTACTTTAACTACTCGGAATTATGGATGTAGATTTCGATTTCTCAGATGTCGACTCCTTTTTCGATGAAGGAGAATGGGAGGTCGAAAAGAAGATGATTGATGTAGGCGATGAAGCCGTGAAGTACGCGGAGGAACATGGCGATTATCAAGACCACACACTCACTTTGAGAACGTCCAATGATTACGATGTCGATAAAGACGGTTTGACATTGAAAAACGAAGCGGAATACGCATCATTCGTAGAATCTAAAGGGTATGATGTTTTGAGTAGTGCTGCTTTATATGCGGAGAAACGATTAAAAGAAGAATTTGAAAAATGAAAAAGTACATTGGAACAAAACAGATTGAAGCTGAACCTATGAAAATGGGCGAAGCTGACGAAAAATGCTTGATTGCAGTAGGTGGAAAGCTAACAAAAGAAGAACGGTCTATAAATGGCTATCATGTGAAGTATGATAATGATATAGAATCATGGCTTCCTAAAGATGAGTTTGAGGAAACATATAAGTGCGCTGATACTTTCCTTGACCGTTTGCTTATTGAGCAGCAGGATTTAGCCGAAAAGTTTAGTAAGCTGTGTGCTTTTGTAGATACTCCCAAGTTTGAAGAAGTTGTAAAAAATGAACACCAACGTGATTTGCTTCTGCAACAGCGTGATTATATGGGCGAGTATTTGAACATTCTCAATCAACGTATCAAAGCATTGGGATGATAGTAACTACCGACATAGGAAACATTCTCTACCGGGATTGCAAGGCTTTCGGAATAAGCATAGTACCCAACGGGGAAACGCTGACGGGTGAATTGACCTCTGAAAGAATCGTTATCCACACGAAGAAACAACAGCCGGGAAAGTATTGGAAGAAATCTTTCGCAGAAGTGAATCTATGTGTACCCAATTTAAGCGAGAATGAAGCGAACACAATCCGGCTTAACGAACTTGAAAGAAAGGCTGGCAAGCTGCTTGATGATGTAGTAAGTACCTATGACGGTACAACCTATCGTTACTCTATCGAATCAATTGGCACGGAAGCGGATACAGCTTTGAAATGCCATTACGTGAATGTGAGAATTTTATTTAAAGTAATAAATGTAAAATTATAGGATTATGATTTCAGCAGTAGGAATAAAAAGAATCTTGTTTGCCGATATTGATAAGGTAACGGCAGACATTACCCCCGAAATCGCAAAGACTTTGATTCAAGCCGCTATCAAAGCGAAAGATGAGGTTTTGAATGTACACGGGGAAACGTGGCAGATTGAGGAAACGGAAGCCTCCGTCACTGGGTACAAGAACCAATTAACGGGAAAGAATTACCGTTTCGATGATGTGCCGGGAGAAGTATCACCCACTTTCTCTATCGGACAATATGACTGGAAGACAAAGAAAGCGTTCATGGGGGGCGATGTTATTCAGGCAACATCTAAAGATGTGGGTTGGAAGCGTGCTTTAGACAAAGTTATTATCAACAAAGCATTGTTCTGTCTGACCGATGATGATGTCTGGTTCATCTTCCCAAAATGCCGTATTGTTTCCCGTGAAGCCAATACGGATAAGGCAATTGCAATCGCTGTAAAAGGCTTGGTGCAGGAACCGGGAATTGAAGGTGTTTCTTCTGAGTATAACTACGAAGAGGGGCAGATTAAAGCTTTGCAGGCATGAACTACAGTAACCATTGTACCCACTCCTTCCGATGCGACCGTAAAGCTGGACGGTGTAACGGTCAAGTCAAAGCAGGTGAATGCTGGGGCTACCGTTCACTATGAAGTGTCGAAAGTGGGGTACGTCACTCAGTCAGGAGATATTAAAACCACTCCTTCTGAAGTTGATACCACTCTTAAAAAAGAGATAACATTGGTAAAAGTACAAGAGTGATAACCGGGGGAATGGATATGCGCCATTCCCTCTTTTAGTTTAAGAATATGAATCAAGCAGCAAAAACGGTTTCTGACGCCTTGTTAGGGCTGGATTTTAAAAATGTAGAGATAGGTGGAATCGTTTATACCATCAAACCGCCTACAATTAAAGTTATCTGTCGTGCCATTCATCATTTTTCCAATATCGCCCTGCGAGGAGATAATATCATGGAGGCTATTAAAGAGCTTACTGAAGCTACTGAAGATATGCTGAAAGGTATTTCATGCTTCATCTGCGGGAATGATAGTTTGGTCAAAGAATTGGAGAACGGCACTTTTGAAGAAGTCAAAGATGCCTTGGAAGTCTGTTTCTCTATGATGGATATTTCGGCTTTTCAGTGTGTCAGCTCGATGAGGAACGTGTCGATGCTGGCAGCAAAACCGAAACAGTAGGAAACACAACGTTCTTCGGGCAGATAGCCCATTTGATTGACACGTTGCATCTGAGTTATACAGAAGTGTTTGAGATTATCCCTTATCGGAATCTGCTGATGATGCAACGGGATAAATTACACGCAGTATATGGTGGTCAGAAAGTGAATAGAATCAGTGGTAAGGAATTGGCTAATCGTAGGAAAAAGAAATAGATATGGCGAAATTATATTTTAAGGTAGGTAGTGACTGGGAAGAAGTTGTAAGACTTCGTAATGAAATTGCAAAATTAAAGCAGGAGTTAATGAGCATGGATGGCACGCAGTCTCCTGCTGCTTTCAAGGCTTTGAATGCCCAACTTGCTGCATCCAACCAAAGATTGGATGAGTTGGTGACTAATGCAGCCAAAGCTGGAGCAGAGATGGATACGGGATTCAAAAGGAAAATCTTCGATGCTTCTCAGGTCGTGAATGGATTCACAGAGAAGATTCTTGCTCAAAAAGCGGTAGTTAAGGATATTGAAGCGGATGTAAAACGACTTGGGGATGCTTATCGTATAGCATTGAAAAGGAATCCGTTATCAGCAAATAGCAAGTTAGAAGAATACAATGCTGCCCGCAAAGCTCTTGATGAAGAAAAGGCGGCTTTATTTGGATTAACCCAACAACAAGCCGAAGCGCGTCTTTCCGTAAAAAAACTCCGTGATGAATATACACTTTATAAGAATGATGGGAGACAAGTAGTAGAAACTAACGAAGGTATCGCTATATCTTGGAAAAAAGCATTGGCGGTTATTAGTGGTGCTGGAGTATTAAAGGCATTAGGTTCTGAAATGATTCGTGTTCGTGGAGAATTTCAATCCATGCAGACCGCTATTGAGACTATGGTTGGAAAGGATATGGCAGGGCAACTGATTCCGCAAATCAAGGAGCTGGCTAAGATTTCTCCACTTACTATGTCAGATATGGTTGGAGCAGAAAAGATGATGCTTGGATTTAACATACAAGCAGAAGACACTATCAAATACTTGAAAGCCATTAGTGATATTTCTATGGGGGAATCCAGTAAGTTCAATTCGCTGACTTTGGCATTTTCACAGATGTCAGCAGCGGGTAAACTTATGGGGCAGGATTTGAATCAAATGATAAACGCTGGATTCAACCCGTTACAGATTATCTCCGAAAAGACCGGAAAATCTATCGCAACTTTGAAAGATGAAATGTCCAAAGGTGCTGTTTCCGCTGAAATGGTTCAACAGGCATTCATTGATGCAACTTCCGCAGGTGGTAAGTTCTATAATATGTCTGAGAATGCTTCAAAGACTATCAATGGTCAGTTGTCTATGATGCAGGATGCTTTGGATTCCGTGTTTAACGAATTGGGAACAAAGTCGGAAAGTGTTATCATGGACGGTATTCAAATGACAACTTCGTTGATTCAGAATTATGAAACAGTAGGTAGGATCTTGGCTGGATTAGTGGTTACTTATGGTACATACCGGACCGCAGTGATGCTTGTTACTGCTGCCGAAAGTAAACATACTCTTGTGGAGATTGGACTTACCAATGCCCGTTTATTGGCACGAAAGGCGCAGTTAGCTTTAAACGCTGCAATGCTTACCAATCCTTATGTAGCTTTAACTGTCGTTATCGGTGGGCTTGCTACTGCAATGTGGGCAATGTCTGATAGTGCAACTGCTGCGGCCCGTGCTCAAAAAGAATATAACGGCATTAAAGATGTAGCATTTAAAAAAGAACAGGAACACAAGCTGAAAATCGAAGAATTATTGATGGCTGCTCGTGATGAGAGTTTGGCTACTCTTACTCGGCAAAAATCATTAGAAGAACTTCGTAAAGAATACCCTAAAATTTTCGAACAATACGATATTGAAAAGCTAAAGTTGGAGGATATCTTAAAGTTGAAGCAAAAAATAAACGAAGAAGATTCAAGGCGTTCTGTTCAAGGCAGGAGAGATGATTATAATGCTCTAAAACAAACGATTGCTAACCAACGGAGATATTTGCAGCTATTTGATAATCCCGATTTACGGAAGAATATGTCTGATTCCGATAAAGAAATATGGAAAATGTTTTCTGGTAATCAGTCATACGTACAGGTGCGTGAGCAAATGGAGAAAAACTCTGAACTTTTAAAAAAGTATCAGAAAGACATGTTGGATGATAATATTTCCGCTTACAAATCCAATCTTAAAAACTATTCTAAAGAGAAGCTTGAAGCGGAATTGAAACTTGCTCAATCGTCTGCATCCAAACGCAATGGTTTTGTTGTAAACGGGATGATGGTTAAAGGTGGAGATTTAGAAAGCATTATTTCTTCAATTAATGGAGCGTTGGCTAAAAAGAAATCCCCTACTACTTATAAGCAGGATTATGAGAAAGCGAAGAAAGACTGGGATGATGCTAAGAAGAAACTTTCTGAAATAGAAAAGGATAAATCTAAGTTTACCTCAAAGCAGTATGAAGAGGCTAAGAAACGAGTAGAAACAACAGAAAAAGCCTATAAAAATTTGGGCGGTATTACCGGAAGTTCATTAACCAAACAAGATAATCAAACCGAGAAACTTCGTAAGCAGACTGATAAATATAATGCCCTCCTTGATAAGCAATCATTAGAACAGCAACGTTCTGCCGAAGATTTGCAGATGGAAGTTGATGAAGCCCGAATCAAAGCTATGGATGAAGGTTCTGCCAAGACTATTGCTGAAATGGAACTCAACTTTGAAAAGGAGATGCAGGCTATTGACCGACAAAAAAAAGATGCTTTGCGGAAGAAAGTTGAGGATGCTCGCGCTGCATGGGAAGCTAATCCGAAGAAGAAAGGCAAGTCTTTTGATGCCACCGATATAAAGCTGTCTGATGATGAGCAAAACTATTACGATGAACTATACAAGATAGCCATTATCAGTAATGAAAAAATATATAAGGATTTGGCAGAGCACTATTTGTCTTATGCCGATGAACGTCTTGCCATTGAAAAGAAATTTAATGATGATATTTCAATATTGCAGGAAGCCCGTAAGAAAGCGGAAGCCAAAGGTGATGCCAGTGAAATAGCCAAAATAGACCGAAGCGTTGAGAAGCGTACAGAAATCAAGAATGAAGATATATTCAAACTTGATGCTGAACAATTCAAGAAAAATATGAATTGGGAACAAGTCTTTGGTAATCTTGACAAGGTTTCTACTGATACTTTGAAAAAGTTGAAAGTTAACCTTAAAGACTTTATATCATCTCAAAAGGATTTATCTCCTGAAAACCTTAAAGAACTGGTAGATGCTATCGAAAGGATTGATGATAAGGTTTCAGAACGCAATCCTTTTGAAGCTATGTCTGTTTCCTTTAAATCCCTTAAAGATGCCACTGATGCTCAACGTGAAGCGCAGGAAGCGTATAACAAAACGCTCAAAGAAGGTACAGACGAAGAAAAGAAGAATGCAAAGGCTACTCTTGAAAGCGCAAAAAACAACAAACAGAAAGCGCTATCGGAAGCTACTACCATTTTACATCATGGCGTTGATGAGATAGGTCAATATGTCGATGCCGGTAATCAAGTTATCGGTATCATGGAAACGCTTGGTACAAAAACACCTGAATGGTTGGAGGGAACAATGTCCGGGTTTGGCGAGATGTTGGATGGACTTGGAAGTATAGACCTAATGAAACCAATGTCTATTGTTACTGGTGGTTTGCAAACAATAAAAGGAGCTTTGACAAGTATCACATCATTAGGTGGGGTAATTAATTGGAGTGGAAGCAATGCAAAGGAGGTACAGGATTCCATTAATCGTCTTACCGACCGTAACGAGACGCTACAGACTTCTATCGAATCATTGACAGATGAGATAAAGGCAAGCAAAGGAACGAAATCCGTAGCTGCGTATAGAAGTGCTTATGAATACCAGAAAGAGCAGAACTCCAATTATCTGAATATCGCCCGTGAACAGGCAGGTTACCATAATTCACATAAGAGCTGGCAATACTACATGAGATGGTCTGCCGAAGACTTGAAATGGATTCAACAGAACATAAACAAGAATTTTACCGGAACTTCTTCATTATGGAAGCTGACACCTGAAGAGATGGAAAAACTCCGTAGTAATGTTGATATATGGACAAAGATGCAGAATGCCGGGAAAGGTGGTTATGGTGAACGTGTAACCGATAAACTTGATGATTATATTGAGCAGGCCGGCAAACTGGAGGAGTTGACCGATAATCTTTATGAGGGTCTGACCGGAATGTCATTCGATTCCATGTATGACAGTTTTGTAAGCAGTCTGATGGACATGGAGAAGAGTGCTGAGGATGTTGCTGAAGACATATCCAAATATTTCATGCAGGCAATGCTGTCAAATGCCATCGGTGAACAGTTTAGTGACAAACTGAGAACATGGTATGACAAATTCGGCGAAGCCATGAAAGATGATGGTACGCTTGATAATAATGAGCGTAAAGAGCTGATGGATGAGTACATGGGTTATGTGGATGAAGCCATGAAGTTTCGTGACGAGCTTGCCGCAGCAACCGGATATGATAAAATTTCGCAAGAATCAACATCGCAGTCAGCTTCATCCAAAGGCTTCCAGGCAATGAGTCAAGATACCGGCGAAGAGTTGAACGGGCGGTTTACAGCATTGCAGATTGCAGGAGACGAAATAAAGAATCAGAATATTATTCAATCTCAATCACTTAATCTACTGACAGTAAAAGCAGATGCTCTACTTTCCATAAATACGGAAACAAGGAATATCGCTGATGATACGCGAGATTTGATAGCACAATCTTATCTTGAATTGGTACAGATTTCAGAAAATACAGGGGCAATCGTCAAACCTATTCAACAGATGCAAAGAGATATAGCAGAGGTTAAAAAGAATACAGCAAAATTATAGTTTATGAATGAATTATTAATTAATGGCGAAAACGCTTATACAACATGGGGTGTGAGAATGGGAGAGGGGTTTCTTGATGTTATTGGGGCATCATCACCCATGAAAGAATTTATAGAAAATAAGTCCCGGTTAGAACATGGAAAACGTGTGATAATCAATAATCCTAAAGTCGATGAAAGGGAAATAACTCTTTCGTTTGCTATCGAGGGTAGTTCTCGGTCCGATTATCAATCAAAGAAAAAAGCTTTCTTCGATGAGCTTTATAAAGGCAAGGTTGATATTCAAGTCCCGGCTAATAGTAGCGAGATTTATCATCTGATTTATCTCGGCAAAAGTATCACTTACGCACAGAGTTTAGACCGAACTTTTGGAAAAATTTCAGCCAAGTTCAACGAACCGAATCCGGCAAACAGAACCTAATTCACGACATTGGTTCTATTGTCGTGTATGTGAGTGCTCAAAATTGGGCACTCTTTTTTTTATCCCCGAACTTTGAAGACATGGAACAAATCGACATCAAAGACATATCCGGTGCTATCCAGCTTACAACTCCTGTTAATGAAGGCTGCAAGCGTAAGTTCACTCTGATGAAGGAGGACTACATCACGTTAAAGTTCTCCTTGGAAAATCCTATATATTTCAAACTTGGTTCATACGTGGAGTGCGACTTCGGGCTGTTCGAGGTGTGTGACTTGCAGAAGCCCGCGTTCAACACCGATAACGCAGGCTACGATTACGAATTAAGGCTTGATGCCTATTACTGGAAATGGAAAAACAAAATCTTTAAATATACCCCCGAAGTGTCCGGGCAGGAAGCGTCCTGGAATCTGACTGCCCCGCTTGACGTACAAGCCGGTATAGTCCTTAGAAATTTGAAAGCTCTTGGTTATGCGTATAAAGGTCAGGATTTTGTTTTCTCCATTGACAGCACTGTAGAGAATAAGGCGCTACTGATGACTTATGACAACATCAACATCCTTGACGCCTGTTTTGAGATGGCGAAGAAATGGGATTGCGAATGTTGGGTGACTGAAAACATCATCCATTTCGGACGTTGTGAGTCTGGCGATGCGGTTAACTTTGAAATCGGGGTGAACGTTGTAGAGATGTCACGTTCCGATTCCCAATCGACCTACGCCACCCGAATCTATGCATTCGGCTCAACAAAGAATATCCCATCTGACTACCGCCCCGTTGATGAGACTGTAGTGCTGAACGGCGTTGTGCAAAAACGCTTAATGTTGCCCGACGGAACTCCGTACATAGACGCTTATCCTGATATGACTACCGAGGAAGCCATTGAACAAGTGGTTATCTTCGATGAAGTCTATCCCCGAAGGGTCGGCACCATGTCGGATGTCACAACTATTGAGGTGACAGACAAGGTGGAGAATGAGGACGGCACAACCACCGAGGAAAAATGGAATGCCTACCGCTTCAAGGATACCGGCATTACCTTCTCAAAGGACTATATCCTTCCCGGTGAGGAATTGAAAATCATTTTCCAATCCGGCAAGTTGAATGGTATGGAATTCGCTGTAACATTCGACCCTGACAATAAGAATGAACAACTTTGGGAAATAGTCAGAAATGAGAACTACGGCAGACCGCTTCCGGACGGAGTGCTTATTCCTGAGAATGGGGATACTTATATTCTATCCGGTTGGGACAGTACGAAAATAACCGAACTGGGACTTGTGGGTGCCGCCGAACAAGAGCTGAAAGACGAAGCGGAGAAATCTGTAGCCAAATCCAAGATAGACCCTTCTACATATAACTGTAAGATGATGTCGGATGTCGCATACAGTGAGGACGGAGTGCACAATCTCTACGGCATCGGTCAGAAGGTTAACTTAATCAATAAGGCTTATTTTGAGAACGGAAGGCAGTCAAGGGTTATCGGATACGAGTTTAATCTTGACTATCCTTATGATTCTCCGATTTATACAGTAGGGGAGACGGCAGCCTACTCGCGTATAGGGGACCTCGAAGGCAAGATAGAATCTCTTACCCTGAAAGGTCAGACTTATACAGGCGGTTGGGGCAGTGGGGTTTATCTGATTAAAAGAAATGATTCCACACCGGCTACCGACAATAATGCATTCTCGGCTTTGCGCTCGCTCACTGAGTTCATCAGTAAGAAAAAGGATGATGTCGTACAAGGGATTATCACTTTCATGAAAGGCTTGCGTATCGGCAAGTTCGTTACCGGCATGCTCGGCGGACGTGGCGCCTCCATGTGGCTTGATGAAAACGGGAAATCAATCCTTGAAATAGACAGGATTCTTGCCCGTGAAGAGCTGATTGTTCCCAAAATCACATTCAACTGCATTGATGTGATAGCCGGTGACAAAGCAAACACATTTGCCTACGGTACCATTAAGACCGTAGACAGGGAAAAACGCATTGCCACGCTTGACCTGCTGGACGACCAGTGGGGAACGCTGCACGTCAACGACATCTGTCGTGGCGTCTTCCACAATTTGGAAGGCAGCAACGAAGAGCAGACCCTGTTCGACAAGAACGGCTTCATGGGATACTCCGGCTTTGCCACTTCATATTTTACTCCCACCCGGATTGTTGAAAGCAAAGCCGGGCTGATGAGCTTCGAATACAACCTGCAAGTGGGCACCGGCGTACACCCCATGCCCGGGATGAACTTCTTCGCCTACGGCAATTTTACCGACAAGGAGCGTCAGTCCATCACCTACGAGAACCGCTACTACAAGCGTATCCTGGAGGGAGTGGATACCTGGCAGATTGACCCCGACAAACATATCATGTACCAGTCCGGGCTGCTGGACGGCACTACCATCGGCGGCATGGAGATGCACGGTCACGGGACGTTCCAGAAGAACGGTTACATGACCGGCGTGCATATCCAGTTCACTCCCGACCAGGTGGACCAGCTCACTGCATACAGCGTCAACCTGTCCAGCTACGAGGGTGTTGTGACGGTGGACGAAGAGGGCAATATCATCAACGGGGCAAAGACCGTGCAGAATGTGACCGCAGGCGGCAGGAACGTAATAGGCGGAGAAGAGAATGTGGTGGCGACCGGCTTCCGCCTTTCCACCCGCGTGCAGGCTTTCAAGGGCGAAAAGGAACTGGTTTACTCGGAAACCTTGAAAGCCGGCGCGTTCATGGTGTCAATCGAGCCTGTCGGTTGCACTGCGCACGTGGAGAACGGGGTTGTCATTGTGGACGGGCTGACCGACCTTGGCGGCATGAGCATCGGCATCACAGTGAACTGCGAAGGAAACGCATCATTCCTGAAAACCTATACCATCAATGTCAACCAAAACGGATGGAACATCATATCGGCGGACCTGTCAAATGAAATGTGCGCCGTACATTGCGACACCTATGGCAACGTGCTGAACGGACTGCCCTGCACGACTGTTGTCAGCATGTGGTATGGCACGCGCCGGCTTGGATTGGACAGGATAGAAGTGGAAGCGCCTGAGGGTGTCAGTGTATCCAAAGATGTGGAAACAGGCGTGATTACCGTTACCGCTATTCCGGCAGTGCCCGGCAGCAGGGTTATCACCATCCCGGTACGGGCATACGCCACGTTTGCCGGTGAACAATATTCCAAGCCGGTGCAGTTCGGCATCACGAAGCTGACGGACGGGGACCCGGCTGTCATTTACGACCTGCTCCCTTCTGAAAGCTCCATCAAAAAGAATTCGGACGGTTCGTGTTCCGTGTCTTCCATTACGTGCGTGCTCCGCAAGACGGACGGGAAGAATGCGCCTGTACGTGTAACCGTCCTGCCGGATGGTTATGCCATGATGCGTAAGATTGATGACGGGGAAGAGGTTGCCTACGCCATCGGAAGTCCGCTCTCCGTAACGTCTGCCGGCACAAGCATTACATTTTCCCTTTATTGCAACGGACAATCTGTAGACCGTGAAACGATTCCCGTGTTGACAAACGGCGAGGACGGGAAGCCCGGGCAGCCTGGGCATGACGGCGAAGATGGCAAACCCGGTGAAGACGCCTGCTATTATAGCATATCTCCTGCCCAAATGACCATCGGTCAGAAGATAACAGGCTCACTGGACCCTTCATCTTTTGTCTGCACCTGTTACAAGAACAGCAATAATACCCAGGCGGCAGAGTCCGCCCAATGGTACATATACCGGAGTAACGATAACGAATCATGGTCGCAGTATGCCACCGGTTCTTCCTATTCGACCACATTCACTGTCTCCGTGTCCTCTTCGTACAAGTATTATAAGATTGTGGCAAAACCGTTCAGCAACATTGAGTGTGTGGCTTATGCGCAGATAGTATCGGACGGAGAAGATGGGGACCGCGGACCACAGGGTCCGCAAGGTCCTGCCGGCGACCGCGGACCTTCGGGTTCCATGCCGCGCTACCGCGGCACATACAAATCGTCCGAGACTTATGTTTACAACAGCGAATACCGCGATATCGTGATATATAACGGCAATGCCTATATTGTCAAGCCGTACGGATATTCCGGTTCTGCCACCCCCACCAACACCTCTTATTGGGAACAGTCCAACAAGTTCAGCTTCGTGGCGATGGATACCGCCCTGATTGACGGAGCCAACATTGCCGGGTTCATGTTCAAGAGCCAGAAGATGCAGTCGCAGAGCGGCACGCTTACGCTGGATGGAATCAACGGGTCAATTGATGTGAGTAAAGGTACTATCGGCGGGTTTACGATTTCGAATAATTCCTTGTCGGTATCCGGGAACAATGCTTCCATTAAATTCGAGATCAGCGGATATAACTTCCTCCGGCTGAACGACCCTTCAAGCAGCGCATTCTTGGCTGCCCGTGCCGATGGCAGGACGGCGGCAAGTTTCAGCACTTATGGTTCCAGTAATTTGTCCATTGCCTTGGAGCTGCTATGTAACGCCGGCGGCTTCGGGTACGCGTTGAAGTCAAGAGGCAACGCGGAAATTGTTGCACGAAGCGGAGAGTTCGTCCGGATAAACGGATTGGCACTTAATGCGATTGAGGTTTCATCCTCGTATACTGTCAAAAGCAGCGATGATCTGATTGTATGTAAGAATACTTCTTCGATTACTGTCAGCCTGCCTTCTTCCGCAACCATGTGGAAGGGGAAGATTGTATTCATCAAGCCTGCCAATACCGGGAATATAACCATGAGCGGTTCCATACGGGAAGCTAACAACAGAAATCCGGTCGGTTCGACATCGATCAAGGACAACCATTTCCGGGGCTTTATGTATGACGGATATTATTGGAATGAAATGTATTTATCAATTTAAGAAAGAGATTATGAAAATAAATTTTAGAAAATTCCCGATGTATGCAAACATACGCAAGGACATGGTTGTGGAGCGGGACATAGCGGAAGAGTATGCCGATTCCATCTACAGGAACATTCCCGGAATATCGGCGCACGTGCTTGCCGAGAAGATATTTCGCTCCACCGGGGAAACCGAGCTTGATGATACCGAAGTGGATACCATATTAAGCAGCATAGACCTGTTCCCCGGAGTATTTGCCGATTCCATGAAGGATTATATCGGAAAACACAAACAGATACTGCCATGTCGCAAGGGATGAATGATATAGACATAAAGGATTTTACCCCTGTGTCCGGTGTCGGCGGGAATGATAACATACTGCTGGTCCTGTCTTCCGGGGTAAACGGGCGTATATCGGTTGCGCTGTTCAAGGCGGCGGTGTCTGACAGCCTGAAACCTTCCATCCGGGATGGCGTATGGTGGGTGGGAGACATCGGCACCGGAGTAGTCGCAGAGGGCAAGACGCCGGAATTCCGCAAAACAGAGACCGGCATTGAGTACAAGTATATTCCCGACCCCGACGCCACATGGCGGCTTTTGGTTGACATAGCCGACATCAAGCTCCGTTTCGAAGACCTGACCGAAGATGAGGTGCGCATGCTTATTCCCCACCTGAAGGATTTTACTCCCGAAGAGATTGCCGAATTGCAACGCCCGGCTGCGGAGATGATCGCGAAGCTGGAGGATACCGACCGCACGGTGTCGTCCAATGAACAAACACGCATCAGCAATGAAAACGCACGAATCGGTAATGAAAACATCCGTAAACGACAGGAGAACGACCGCATATTGTTTGAGAACAAACGTGCCGAAGCGGAAACTGCCCGCGAGAAAGGATTTAAAGAATCCACAAAGAAAGCGGAAGAAGCGGCTACATCAGCACAAAATCAAGCGGATCGCGCACAAGCCTACGCCGACAACCCGGCGAAGATCGGGGAAAACGGCAATTGGTGGGTATGGGATGAAGAAACCGGCGAATACCGCGACACCGGCACTTTCGCCCGCGGAGATATAATGTTCGCCGCCTTCGACATCGACATAGCCAAGGGGGAACTCGTCTGTACCACCCCTGACAAATATACCGGTCCTGTTTTCACGTTGGATGACGGTGAACTATGTTTAACAATTAACGGATAAAAGGCGATATGGCAAAAACAATATTGGGAAGGGTGACTTTCATCCCGCGCGGGCGATATGCAGAGCCAGAGGAATACAACCGGCTTGACCTTGTGTTCCATTTGGGCGGCTCCTACGTGTGTCTCAAGGACAAGACCAAAGGCGTAACGCCGGGCACAGACGATGCCACATGGATGATAATGGCTGAAAAAGGCGCTGCCGCATGGGGCGATATGACTCCGGAGGAAAAGACCGAGGCGGCATCCGAGCTGGGAAAGGAGCTGTTCGGCTTCGTCCCGGTCCTGCTGACAGAAAACGAGTTTGAAAACCTTGGCGACCGCATAGACCCGGACACCATGTATTACGTATTGGAGGAATAGCGTATGGGAATCGTGGTGAAAGAAAAAGAGGTGCTAGTCATCTACTACGGCCGGCGGGCGGTATCGGCCATCTACAAAGGGGCACGGCTTGTTTGGATGGCTGTAAGAAGCTGCTTCGGCAGCGGATATTGGGACGGGGACAAACCTTGGGACGGGGATGAGTATTGGGACGGTAACAAATAAAACAATGTGAATTATGGCAAAGATAAAACTGGATAAAGAGATTGAAAGCATAGAAGTGCCGTGGAGCACGTCTTCAGAAATGTATAAAGGTTCCCGTGTGGAAGAGTTCATCAAAAAGCAGTTCAAGAGCAAAGCCGGGTATCTGTCCCGGACAACGGACAAGGAAACAGACGGGAACTACCACCTTCGCGGCTTTGCCGACGAGGAACGTTATAATGAATGGAACAGCAACCCGGAAGCATTCGCAACGAACGTCCTGTTTGATATTGCCTTGCCAAGTGGCGACGGGTCGAGTTCGGCAACCAGCTATATCCTGAACCTTGTGAACGGTTCGGAGCGTACCATCATCACGACATCAAGAAAATTGAGTGTCAAGCTCCGTTTTACCTCGCAGGTATTCAACCCTGCCACGCAGCAGACCACCGATACGGGCGAAATGGGCGTACTGACGATACAGACCAAAGTGGAAGGCGTAAGCAACTGGAGCACCAAAGGGACGGTGAAGATTGAATCCTACCCGGCTGATTCATCCGACTGGGTGGAAGTCCCTATCGGCGATTACCTGACGCTCGGGCAGCAATCTGTCCGTATCATCTGCCGCGGTGAGACCACGGAACTGTCAACCACATACGTCAGTTACTCCATCACGGTGACAAGCCTTGCGCTTGACTTTGCCGCCACATGGGAAAATCCTTTTGACGGCGAGCGTATCCCATTGTCTTACTATGTCACCGGCAACATTGCCAAAGACCTTACGGTACGTGTCACCGGTAAGGACTACGACCGGACCTTTACCCGTGCCCTCGGTACGAACGTCTATACGGAAACACCCTATATTCTGGAGATTGACAGCCCCAAGAAGCATGGCGTCTATACCGTCACAGCTTACCTGAGCAGCGGTTCGTCAGTGCAGACCGATGATTTGGTTTCGCAAATCATGGTAGCCGAAGAAGGGGAAACGGGCATATTGATGGCGTTGAACGGCATACAGCGTGACCTGACCAACTGGAATACGGTGAAGTTTTTCGAGTGGGCGGTTTATAATCCATCAGCCGAAACAACGCCCGTGCAATTTCGCCTGATGGATGACAAGCTGCAAGAAGCCTATTTGACGCAGGACATTCCGGCGGCAGCCAACCGCACACGCTATGAACTGAGCGCGATGGTCGAAGTCGAAACGGAAGAAGGCGCAGGTGACACGCTGAACGGGCGCATGCTCTTTTATTCCGGCGATACGGAACTGCGGCAGCAGCTTCTCTTCACCATTGACAACAGCGAAAACTTTTCTCCCACCAAGGGGGCTGATTTCGTGCTGAACCCCAAACAGCGCACCAACACCGAGGAGAATCCGATGCGGATTGTCAACCAGGAAACTGGTGAGGAGGTCCCGTCCGTATGGAAAGGCTTCGAACTATTGACGGACGGATGGCAGACTGACAGTGCCGGAGCCAAATGCCTGCGCGTCCTTGCCGGATGCTCGCTGGATATTGACTACGAGAGCTATTCCGAAACCACCGGACAGACCCAGGAGAGTTCACTGACCATTGAGATTGACTACGCTTCCCGCAACGCGACCGACCTTGCAGAACCGATTATCCGCATGTGCTCCACCTACGCAAGCGACGGACTGCCCTTGGGCTTGGAAATCCGTCCGCAAGAGGCGTACTTCCTGACCACCGGGCACCGTACGCCCACCGACCAGGATGTGATGTTCCAGGAGGACACCCGCACCCATCTGGCTGTAAATATCATTTATAACCTCGGTGGGCATGGTATCAGTTACGTGCGTCTGTTCATCAACGGAATCATCAACCGTGAGTTCGTCTATACCGAAACAGACAAATTCATCCAGCGCGTGAATGGGGTGCTCACCTCGCACGGTATCCGCATCGGCTCGGAAACCTCTGATGTGGATATCTACGGTATCCGCATCTATAAGAAAGCCCTTTCAGCCACTGACATACGGCAGGATTATATGGCAAGTATGACGGAGGTAAGCGAAAAGATTGCGTTCCGCGACAAGAATGACGTATTGTATAATAACCTGATCAACTACGAGCGCGCTTCGCAGAAGTACAACACGATGCTCTGGACCGGCTCACTCCCTTATATCCTTGACCAGGCGAAGAAGAAAGGAGACCTGACGATTAATATTGTAGGCGACCCGTCCCACTCCGGTACGATTAAGGGAATGAGCGTGAAAGGACAGGGTTCGTCATCAAAGAAATATTTCCTGTGGAACCACCAGTACGGCTTTGGCGATTATAATTGGATTGACGGAAACGGAACCGACCGTGGAGCGGCTTACCAATTGACGGATGATGTGCCGCCTGCTACCAAGCTGGTGGCGAAACTGAACTGGGCTTCCTCCCAGCAGAGTCACAAGGCAGGGTCGTGCGACCTGTACCACGAATTGTGGAAAGAAGTGGTTGGCGGTAATTCCATCACGGAAACGGGTGGTTATGAAAAATGCCGTGTATGCGTCAAGCAACTTCCGTTCATGATGTTTGTCCGCGAAAACGAATCGGCTGAACCTGTATTCTACGGCTTGGTAACGTTCGGACCCGGAAAAGGCGACAAGCCGACATTCGGATATGACAAAGAAGTATTTCCCGACTACCTGATGATCGAAGGGTCGGACAACGGTGCCGTACTGACGCTGCACCAGGTACCGTGGAACGAAGACGTTGAGCCATCCATTGACGACGAGGGAGAATTGGAAGGATGGAAGTATAACGGGGTTGTGTCTTGGGATTTTGATTTGGGTAATGAAAAGCAGGTTGGTTATTTCCAAACGGCACATAACTTCATATATCAATGTTCCAACCGCCTGAAAGCGTTTGTGGGGACACTTGCCGAACTACAGGCTGCCGGTGCAGACCTTGAAAAAGACAAGATGTATTGGGTGACGAAGGCTGGAGGCGATGCGCAGCAGTACGACCTGTACCGTTACGACTGGCTTACTTCCACATGGGTGGATGCCGGGGTGAACAAATCAGGTGTTGGCAGTTATGAGAAATTGAACTTACGCACACAGCTCAACGATTACCTTGCCGGGTTCGATGAATCGGAAGCCGTGCAGAACCAGATATGGGAGGAAGTGAACGCGATGTTTATTAACGCACGTGTGGCAATGTTCAAATCCGGTATCGGACAGTATTACAACCTGTCGGATGCCAGATTTACAATGATGATGATGAAGCTGATTGCCGCCAGTGACAACCGGGCAAAGAACACATACCAATACCTTGACCCGAAGACACACCTGATATGTTTTGCCCAGGACGACATGGATACCATTTTCCTGACCGACAATCTCGGGCGCAAGGACAAGCCCTATTATGTGGAAGAACACGACCTGAACGCAAACGGAAAGAACTATTGGAACGGTGAAGTGAACACGTTCTACAACCTCATGGAACTCGCTTTCCCTGCCGAGCTGCGCTCCACCATGAAGGCGATATTTTCAGCAATGGCGAAAATCGGCGGTTCGCCTATGGGTTGTTTCGAGAAGTTCTATTTCCGCATCCAAAAGTATTTTCCGGCTGTTGCCTATAACGAGACGGCACGGCTACTCTACGAATACGCAGAGCAAAAAGCAAACGAAGGATTGTATAATCCACCCTCCGTATCGGCTATCTCGCAATCACTCGGAGACCAGTTGCAAGGTGAGATGCAGTACCTGAAGATGCGCACCGTGTATCTTTCCTCGTTCTGCTCGTATGGCGATTTCAGCGTGGCAAGCTCGCAGTCCATATCGTTCCGCAGCCGCTACACAAAAGATGGCAAACAGCCGACTTATACCTTTAACCTGCGTCCGTTCATGTGGATTTATCCGGCGGTGGCTATCGGGCAGTCATTGGGCTTTGGGGCTGACAATGACGGGAAAGCGTACGGACTTCCGCAGCGTGTCAAAGCCGGGGAAAACTATACCATATCATTTATAACGGATAACGACACACCCTGCGCGCTCCTGGCACCGGACTGCTACAGCAGCATCGGCAATTGGGGTGACAAGCCGTTGACCGGGGAATTTGCCCTGTCGGGAAAACGGCTCACGGAGTTTTCCGCCGGACGTGAAGAAGGCATAAAGGTTGTCGAGTTCAACGCTTCCAGCTTTAAGATAAACACGCCAAACCTGAAACGCCTGAACCTGAACGGCGTGGAAGCGTTAGCCGGTATACTGGACCTGTCGAAGCTGACACGTGCCGAAAGCCTTGGTGTGTCGGGAACCGCCCTTTCCACCGTGACGCTTCCCAAGACCGGAAGCCTGGAGAACCTGGAGCTGCCCGCCAAGTTGACCGCGCTGCATTTGGATGATCTGCCCGGATTGAAGACGGCTGGAATCGAAGGCGTAGGCAACCTGCAAACTGTCTACGTCGACCAGAAAGGTGCCGGGGCGTTCAACAGCCGGGCATTCGCCGCACAGTTGTACACCGGGGCGACCGAAGAGTTAAGCAGCGTGACGTTCAAGTCCGTTGAATGGGAATCCGTCACGGCGGATATGCTTGTGTTCCTGTGTGACAAACAATCTGTCCTGACAGGGTCCATAGCCCTGATGAACGCATCTGGCGACCGGTATATCACGTTTGACGAGAAAATGAAGTTGGTAGGACGCTACGGAGATATTGACAGCACGGATAATCCGCTGTATGTCAGTTATCCCGTCCGTGCCATCAACTCCATATCCATACAAGGCGACAACTACATTTTCACGCTTGGGGAATACACCGGATTCCATATCAGCGTATTGCCTACCAGTGCCAACAACGTGAAAATCGTGGACGGGCATGCTGCGGTCAACTGGTCTATCGAAGATGGAGCCTCGCTTTATGCCGGGTTTACCGATCCTGTAAACGGCGTGCTTCATGTAAAGAAATTGAGCGATGCGGCATTGAAGGAAAGATTCACGATAACAGTGGAGATTACCACCATGGACGACAAGGTGATGAAACATACCAAGCAGGTCGGGTTCTTCAACCGTATACCCGAAATCGGGGACTTCGCCTACGCGGACGGCACATTTGACGATGCCTATGACCCTAGCAAGACACTCGCCGGCGTGGTATTTATGCGAACAAAGAAGAGCGATACCGAGTACGAACTGCGTATAGATGCCGCCGAGGATATCATAATGGTAGATGAAAATACGAATGTTGTAAGTTGGCCATGGGGATTGTACCCGGAGGCTTCCGCCACCAACGGATTTCCACAGGAAATAGAGGATGCCATCCAGAATGCTGCCGGCATTGCTTCAGCGACAGATACCGCAATGCCGAATATAAACAGCACCGGGCTGTCTCAAACGACCGACCCAAATAACGGTAGACCATCTTCCAACTACATCAACGAAGATAACTACTTGGATGATGATACGGATGACGGATATGCCGTACTCACATCAGGTTCTGTCAATGACTTTGACGGGAAGGAGAAAACGGATATCATCATTGAGCACTGCAACCATATCCTGCTGAATTATCTGGACGTCCCATTGCCGGAAACCATGGAAGAGCTTTACAAGGCGATGAAAGAGTTGGCTGCTTCCAATTCCGGTGCAAAAAAGTACTGGCAGTTCTATTATCCGGCAGCATATATGTGCCGGTTGTACGAGCCGAAAGCCGAAGCGGTGCATGAGCAGTACCGCAGCGGCAATTGGTATCTTCCGGCAAATGGTGAATTGGCACGTATCTACAATTTCCACAATTGCAGCCGTGGCTTCAAGATAAACACGACCCCGACAGCGGACTATGCAGATGAACACCCGTCAAGCGAAGCGCGGATGCCGTTATTCGCAAACATGCTGAAACGGGTAAGGGATATCAATGTCGGTGCGAATCCTTTTGCCTTGCACTCCGCCTCGTGGTATTGGTCCAGTACCGAGGGCAGTCGCTACGGCAGTTGGTATGTGGGCTTCTCCAGTGGCCTCACTAGCAACGACGGCAAGTGCTATGGTGCTAGGGCGCGGGCGGTGGCAGCATTCACTTTTAAACTTTAACCTTTCGGCGCGCTCCTTTTGGAGCGTGCCTTGAAGCAGATTATAATATGAAACAGGAAACAGCAGAAAACAAGGAACAAAAATGCGTTTGTCTTACGGGTGAAGAGATTGCCCGAAGCAACGCCGCGAAAGAGAAACAGAAACGGGGGACCGCCCAGCTTCCTGCCTTTCGTGCGGCAAGCAACCTGATGTTTTCGATAGCGCAAATCATGATGGCTTGCCCTCGAAAACTGAGCCGGTATACCGATTTGATGATTTCCGATATGTCGGAAGTCGGTAAATCGGTTGCCCTTGCCAACGAATCGAGAGGGGAAGAACGGAGCTGGTACATCAGCAATGCAATGTCTTTGCTGTTTGTTATCCGAAATTATTTTGTGATTTTGGAGCGTGTCGGTGTCTTGTCGAAAGACAGGTGCAACAAACTCCGCAGCGAATCTGATAAATTGATTGCGCAGTTGACAGCATGGCGCGATTTCACAAGCCGTCAGGGTTTTAATACTGAGAAGGTATGAATAGTGTACGGCGAAATCCTCTGAATGGGCGTATTACTATGGTGGCAAGCCATAGTAACGAAGATGCAAATACGCAAGAAGTCTCCGCCTCGTGGTATTGGTCCAGTACCGAGAACAGTCGCAACAACAGTTGGTATGTGAACTTCTCCAGTGGCAACACTAGCAACAACAACAAGTACAACGGTAATAGGGCGCGGGCGGTGGCAGCATACGGAACGGATTTCAAATGTTTCCTGGATACGGTTATCGATGCTTATAAGGACTGCTTACGCGGGAAGATGAGTTCCTGCCAGGCAGTCGAGTATATGCAGATAGCCGAAGAAGACATTGTCTGTTTGGCTGTAGAGATGTGGACAGGCACATACAAACCGTCCACATCCACCTGTTTTCTTGTAAGATACCCGAAACTGAGGGAAGTGTTTGCTGCCAATTTCCGTGACCGTATCGTGCACCATTGGATATGCCTGCGGCTTGAACCTTTGTTTGAAGAGCGGTTCGAATCGCAGGGGAACGTGTCACATAACTGCCGTAAGGGTTACGGCACCAGAACAGCCGTATTAAGTGCTGTGCAAGGCATGGAGGCTGTTTCCTGCGGCTACCGCAGACCTGCATGGGTGTTCAAGGGCGATTTGGTTTCGTTCTTCATGTCGATAGACCGGGTGTTGCAGCTTGGCATGCTGCTGCGCTTCACGAAAAGGAAATACCATGGCGGGTACAAGGAAATCCTTTTAAGGGTGATACGGGCGGTTGTATTGCACAGCCCGGAAAAGGATTGCGTGTTCAACGGTGATACGACCTTGTGGAGGCAGTTGCCCGAAAACAAATCCCTGCTTCGCAACGGGGAGGGCAAAGGCGGTCCGATAGGCAATCTGACCACGCAGTTGTTTGCCAATTTTCTCATGTCCTTTTTCGACAGTTATGTAATATGGAAGACACGGCGGTTGAACTCCCATTATGTGAGGTTCGTGGACGATTTCCTGTTGGTATGCGACGACCTGAAAGCATTGCAGGGGGTGATACCGGAACTTGAAGCATTTCTTGGCGGGAAATTGCTGTTGAAGCTGCATAAGGACAAGCGGTACCTGCAACCTGTGTCGCACGGGGTTTTATTCGTAGGCGTGTATATCAAGCCCGGAAGATGTTATTTGAGCAACCGCACATTGGCAAGGTTCAAGGAACGTGCCACAGGCTTTAACCGGATGATTGAAACAACCGAGCTGACCGCCAATGATTGCGCCCGCATCCAATCGGTCCTGAATAGCTATCTTGGGTTCTGCAAAGGGCTTAAGACCTACCGCCACAGGAAATGGATATTATCGCTCTTCGGGAGCGGATTCTATAAATACTTTTACATATCAGGTCATTTTGAAAAGGTATGTATCAGGAAGAGGTATAGGAAAATGTATAAAGAGTTGAATTATGTATTACCAAATTAACGCAATCATGGAAAAGAAAAAGTATGAAGAGAAGCCATCGGTAGTGGTGGTTGACAGGGTGGTGGATCAAATCTACACCACTGTGAATTTTGGTATCCGGGAGGTTGAAGGCGGATACGAAGCATACACGGCGACAATGACAGGACACCTGACGGCCGATGAGTTTGTGAAACGAATAAACGGGTATGGATTGAACGAGGAAATGACCACCCAAGAATTGGAAACTATATTTGAAGCTCTTGGGTTTGCAGGCGGTAATGAAACGTCTGTATTCAAAGAGTTCATGTTAAACAAGATCGCTGCTTATGACCGGTCGGAGACCGTCAATTCGTTCATGCTCGCCGGTAATCGTATTTGGCTGGACAAAGCAACCCGTGTCGGACTGGTCAATTCAATTGGCATAGAAAAAGATGCCGGAAATCCGGAAACCAACCTTTGGTTTGGTGGAGTGAAGTACACTATTCCGGTAGATACCGCATTGCAGATGCTTGCAGCGTTGGAGCTGTATGCCCTGCAATGCTACAATGTAACTGCCGAACATGCGGCGCAGGTCGAACAAATGGAAACAGCAGAGGAAGTGAAGTCCTTCGACTATTCAGCGGGTTATCCAGAACAATTAGTGTTTAATCTTTAAAAATAAAAAGTTATGATTTGGTTAGTGATTTTATCAATGTTGGTGATAGCTGCTTATACGGCAGCGGTATGTGTCAAACAAGGGGGTGTTCCTGCTTCCATCAGTGCCACGTTCTATAAGTTGGAACACAAGCATTGGTTTATGGTAACGACGTGGTTTACCGCCGGGCTGCTGATGCCTGCCATCTTGGAGGTGAGTAAACCGGATACCGAGTTTTTGGCGTTCTTGTCCTGCATAGGTATGCTGATGGTTGGTGCAGCCCCCAACTTCAAGGATGAGTTTGAAGGGAAGGTGCATACCGCCGGGGCTATCTTGTGTATCGCAGGCTCTCAGCTGTGGGTTGCCTGTAATTGCCCGTGGTGCCTGACGGTATGGCTTGCCTACATTATTTATACGTTGGCGATGATGTCCCGCCACGTATCGGACAGCATCATAACGGATTTTCTGCGTACCAAGCCGATGTTTTGGATTGAGATAGCCGCGTTGTCAGCTACTTATGCATCCATATTGGTTGCAGGTTTATAATGTAAAAATCCCTGCATGCCTTTTCGGACAGCAGGGAAAAACTTATGCAACGACCTCGCCAGGTCTGTTGACTATGAAAAACACATGCAAATATAGTATTAATCTTAAAAACAGACAAAATGAAAGATGTTATTTACAATTTTATCCAGCAGCACATGATGATACACATCGTGTTGATTGCCTTATGTGTCGCCGCTACTATTGGCGCTATGTTCGTTGACCTTGTGACGGGAGTTATGAAAGCCCGTCAGAGAGGTGAAGCGAGAAGGTCGACAGGTTATAAAAAAACGGCAGTTAAGGCAAAAAAATACTTTACCCCATTTATCCAATTATGCTTCATAGACCTGCTATGCTGTGTTGTCATCCCATTTCCTGCATTCTCAATGATTTGGACCGGCTACTGCATCTTTTGCGAATTTATATCGGTTAGAGAAAAATCGTGGGAAAAGGCGGAATTGAGGAAAGCAGAGAAAACAATGAGTGTGATAATTGAAAACAAGGAAGATATCGCAAAATTGGCTGCACAGATATTATTTGAATCAAAGAAGGAGGAAAAGAAGAATGGCTGACGTAAGAAAACTTGCACCGTTTATCCTAAAGTGGGAAGGCGGTTTTGTAAATGACCCTGACGATTTGGGAGGGGCTACCAATATGGGTGTGACTATCGGAACCTATGAGGCATATTGCCGAAAGAAAGGATATTCCAAGCCTACAGTTGAAAGATTGAAAAATCTCACGAAAGAGGAATGGACGGAAATCTTGAAGACCATGTACTGGGACAGATGGAAGGCTGATTTGATACAGAATCAGTCTGTAGCAAATATTCTTGTGGACTGGGTGTGGGCATCCGGTGTTCATGGCATTAAGATTCCTCAACGCCTGCTTGGTGTTACGGAGGATGGCATTGTAGGTCCCAAGACCATTGCTTCGGTAAATGCCAAGAACCCGCGTGAGTTGTTCGACATGATTAAGATTGCCCGGTTCGACTTTATTGAGGATATATGTCGGAAACGCCCTGCGAACAACAAATTCAAGAGAGGGTGGATGAACCGTATAAATGATATCTCTTATGTTGGTTAGGGTTATGAACTTGGTAAGCCGGCATATATTGCCGGTTTCCTTTATGTGTTGTCTGTTCCTGCTGCTATCATGTGGCAGCTCGCATAAGGCTGTTAAATCTGACACAGAGATTGTACTGAAGGATAGTACACGTGAATCGGTCAACATCGTACATGGTTCTACAACTTCTTTAAGAGAGTTGATAACCACTAATGGCAGCTATGTGATTGATTTCCGTATCTATGATACAAGAAAACCACCTGACCGCCTGACCGGGGAATCTCCGTTACTGGCTGACGGACACGTAGAAGGTGATTTTAACAAGAATAAAAAGAAGGAAACTGCAACTGAAGACAGTACGGAGGTGAAAGCTGACAAGGAAACCACTTCCACCAAACATGAGGAAACCAAGACTGAAGGGGTAAAGGAGAAAAAAGAATCCACGCTGCTTAAACAAATAGGTTTTGCCTGTGTTTGTGTAACCGTTTTGCTTGTTGTCATGTTGGTGGTACGAAAACATTGGCGCAACAGGCAAGCTTCATCATAAGACTTTAAATCTATAAATTGGACTGCTCCGGCTTGCGAAAGTCGGGGCATTTTTATATGTTTGCTGCAAAATGAAGTATTTATGAAAAACATTGTTAAAGAATATATTGCGAAATGCAATAAGAATCATCGCTACCTGTCATGGGAACATTGTTATGAAGCCTTTGGTAATCCTAATAATTCAATAGACTATTTGGCTTTGCATTTGGCTTTCTATCTTGCTAGCTGGGGAATGTACAGGGGGTCCACTGAGTTACTACAAAAAGATTATAAAATTCATATTCCAGTAGTAGAATATATAAAGCCATTAGCCTTAAGACGTGATTGCGTAATTGAAGCAGATAAAGCACAAGAGGTTATGAATGAAGTTAAAAATAGATATGAAAATATTGCTATAAAAGCTTCAAGAACACTGCAAACAAAGGTCTTGTTGGGTACATTGGGATGTATTCCGGCTTTTGACCGTTTTTTTGTAGATGGATGGAAACTGAAAGAAGGGTCTATACCTACCATTAGCTCTGTCTATGAATTTGCAAAAAATCATGTGAGAGATATAGAAGAGTGTCAATTGATGATTGATAGAAACATGCAGTATCCTCCAATGAGGATTGTAGATATGTACTTTTGGCAATTAGGATATGATGAATCCCAAAAGAGAAAACCTAAGGCGAGATCGTAATTTAAACTGTGTCAATCCTTAACAAGTCTGATTATCTCAAATTTTACTTTCGGATAAATATCTGAATATCAGATGAATTCAGAGTAGTA